GATTTGAAATTTTTACAATGTATTACGTTTCCTACAACATCGGTTCCCTCTTTTTCTTTTCTCTTGGAAAGGAATATAATAGTTGAAGCGGCATATTGTAAACCACTACCTCCACCCATAACTTTTTGTGGAAACATTGTACCCATCTGGTCATATGTATGATTGGTCACTAGTAAAGGAATTCCCGCTTTGCCTAGTTTCAATGTCAAGACTCTAAAAGCACCTTTGACTAATTGTGCTCTTGTCATGTCTTTGGTTTCTTTACCATCTGAAATATCTGTTACTTCTTTAGTAGTAGATAACATACCAAGAGAATCTAAACACATCAACAATGGACGCTCTTCTTGTCCTTCTCCATGACTTTGTACTACTTTTAATGCTTGATGTGTAAATTCTTGAATCGTGGTGACAGGAAGAATTATCATCCGTGAAGAATCAATTCCCCTATCTTCTATCATCTGCTTAGTGAGTGCAGATTCAGACTCAAAATAAAGAACGCCGCCGCTAGGATTGTCTGCAAGAAACTGTTTGACAATGCCCAAGACAAAAAAGGTTTTTCCAGTTGCAGTTTCTCCCGCCAAAGCTGTAATTTTATTAGAAGGGATTCCTCCATAGATATCTCCTGAAATTAATGCATTAAGAATATAACTACCCGTATCTACATATGTAGATACATCACCTGCTTCGATTCCATCCGAAACTTTCGATCCAAATTCATTGCCGGTAGCCTTTAATAAACCATCAAAATAATCACTCACTTTTTTCCCTTCTTATAATTTCATTTTTAATTAATTGTATTTCTTTATTCAAATCTACTCGGTCAGTAAATGTTTCAGCAAAATGATCTCTATTAAAGATATGTGCATCTAGTAGAGATTGCAATTCTTCTGTAATCCAACTTCCAAAATCACGATTTTCTATAGTCATCTTTTATTTCTAAGATATGATATCCTTTATCTCTCATGTCTTCCGCAAACTTACTCGCCTCTTTTTGAGTTCTAAAGGTCATAATAGACATTGACTCTGGAATGATATCTACAGAATGGGTTAAATTTTTGAATACTGCAGAATTTCGTTCTTCTGCTCTTTGTTGTTTGTATGTTTTTTGTGCATACCTTACTATTATACTTCCTGCCATATTACCTTTTACAGTTACTACCTCTATTATACACTAAATAAAGAAATTGTCAAGACTTGAACGCCGTTCAGACTCCCAACCAATTACATCTAATACCCCTTTCAATGGCTCTACAAATGCCTTTTCAAATTGTGTATCATAATCTATATATTTTTCCAACTCTAATTCTTTAGGTAAACTATTTAATATAGAAATTACTTTATCGCCTGCTGGATTCGGATCTTTAAGATATGCAAATTTAATTTTTTCACCTTCTTGTATAACTGGATATTTTTTCGTTAGTTTCTTGGATATGAGCATGTGATTATAAATTAAAGAACCTTTTACATGAATTGGAGTACCTTTCTTATAAACAGCGGCAGGGTCTTTATACTTTTTAAGTCCATTAACAGACCGAGGAAATGCAATCTTTTCCATATCTAAACTAAAAAACTCTTCTTTAAACGCTTCAATATAACTAATCACATCATCTTCTGTACCTGAAATAATAATATTGAAAATTGCTTTCAATGATTCTCTACATGCTTGTGGTGTAGAACTTTTAATTGCTTCAATTCCCACAATCTTTAATTTGGGTTCTTCGTATCGTACACCTTCAGAATCATGAACGTTCAGAATATAATGTTTCTTTGCTGTCCAAATACCCGTATCGGCAATGACTTCACGTTTCATGACCATCTTTTGTTGATAGGCATTTACATACTCGGCTAATTCTTTGTACGCCTTCTCAATGACTTCTTCAATTCTACCACAGGCCTTGTCTAAGAAGTTAACAATTTTCTCATCACCAGTAATGCCAACTTTAGAAACAAGATCACCGAGACAAACATATAAAGAATCTGTATCCATAGCAACAATATAATCCTTATTCACAGTAGATAATGTAGTGTTTAAGTAACTATTCACTGCATTTTCTGCCCATTGCACAGACAATTGACCAGCAACAGAAACAGCTTCAGCATTTCGTTCATCATAATAACGAAACCATTGATTACCCATAGCTCCATAAGCAGAGTTAAGTGCAATCTTTAAGTTCTGTTGATAATTGTAATATTGTGATAATTTATTGGGGTCAGCGTTTCTTCCCTTTTTCTGTTCTTCTAACATCAACTTCTTGTATGTAACTCTATCATCATACATACTTTCCATTAACTTAGGAAGAAACCCTTGTTTATCTTTACGATAAACCGACCCATTCGGTGTAACTGTTACATTCTTTTCTTTCCAAATACTTGTATCAAATTCTTTATTCAATAATCCATCTACACCAATATCATCTTCCCATGTACCAAGAATAGTTTCTGGAGAAATATTGTATTGCATAATCAAATGTGGATATAGACTATTCAAGTCAAAACTAACTATCCAATTATGTCTACCTTTTTGTGGTACCTTTACATAAGCGCCTTCATAGGCATCACCTTTACGTTCTCTTTTCTTTTGTGGAATTACAACTTTCTCTCTCAAAAGATGATTGTAAATAATACAATCCCACATTCTTGTCTGTGCAAATACATCTGTATAATTACACTTTGACAAATATGCTAGAGAAATAATCATCTCTAAAAGCTTCATCTTATCTTCAAGGCGATCAACTAACAGTACATCTTGAATATTGTATTCAATGAACTTTTGATAATCTGTTCTATACAATTCGTGAAGTGTCGATACTTCAGAATAATCTAATTTATTTTCTCCTAATTCAACATAGGCAATGTGATCTAAACGATAAGACTCTTGATTAGTATAAGTGAATTTCTTATAAGCATCCATGTAATCAATTTCAGACACGCCATATATTTCATATGTCTGAACTTCTTTACCGCCCATACCAAAGATTTTTTGTTCTCTGACAAATCCCCACGGCGAGAGTTTCTTAACCCATGTTTCATTTAAGACATTACGAATTCTATTAATTAGATAAGGTGTATCAAATGTTTTGGTATTCCAACCAGTAATTACATGAGGACAATTCTGTTGCCAGTACATGACAAACCGCTCTAATAATTGTCGTTCATCTCCACATTTGTTATATGTGATATTCTCTTTACCATTCTTAAATTCTGAACATCCCCAGACTTGAATATCATCATTTATTTTGATTGTAATTGCTGTGACTTCTTCATTGGCATATAGGGGATCTGGAAACCCATGCTCTGAGCCAACTTCAATATCAATAAACATTATCTTAAGATGTTCTAAATTGTAATCGATTGGTTCAGGGTATGTTTCAGCAATAAAAGAATAATTGTAATTAGTATGACCGTAGATTTTCATATTATCTACACCTTCATACTTCTTCATTGCTTCGCGGGTTTCTTTGATAGTTCCCCATTGAACAGGGCCTACTGGCTCATCTTCAAGAGTTCGCCAGTCAGTTTTAGTTGTGGTAGGAATGTATAAGGTGGGTTTGAATTCTTGTTTTTCATCAAAGGGAAGTCCATCTTCGATTCCCCTCTCAAAAATATAATTACCAAGACATACTACATTAGTATAAAATTTGGACATTTATTTTTTAGGATACCAGTTGATTCGGGTTTGTTTATCATAATCACTATTAATTTTATCTAATCTATTATAACATACTTTTATGTGTTTGTCAACCCATGAGCGAGTAGACATAAAGGCACCAGCAGTAAATAGAACTTGGAGATAACATTTAATTCCAAGTTCTTGTATTTTATTTAGATACGAATCCATTTTTATATACCACGCCACTTTTTGTTTTAAGTGCAGTGAGTATTTTCTTACGGTTCCCCATAAGATTATAACTACAATGAACCCAACCGCTGTTAGGGTCTTTACCATCATAAAACTCTAAAATAATTTGATCAAAATCCAAATTCTTAGTAATCCATTTAGCTAAGTCTGGATTTGGTGTTGAAAAACTTTCAAAATCTGCGGCTTGTCCATTACAATGCTGACTCGTTTTAGATCCGCCGACCTTTGCATTTAGCGCAGGACTTCTATATCCAGAATTAATTGTAATAACTCCAAACTGTTCTCTAACTGGTTGTAGAATATTAATACAAAGGTGTGTTAAATTCACAAGATGATGTGAACCTGGTGAATTATCTACATTCAATCTTTCTGCTGTTGAGCTCTTCACCATTTCTGATAGAGCAAAATTCTTTGATAATCTTATTATATCAGCCATAATCTCCTTATTCTTTTTCTATGTCAACTGATCCGGTTGTAGGATCATAAGTAACTTTGAATGACATTTCTATTGGTTTAAGGGTTCCGTCTGC